CTATAAATTTCTTCCACGGATCAGAAGGAGCTTTCTGGAAGGATCTAAAAACTTCCCTAGGTGGTTTAATGGAAGCTCTTACTAAAAACTGTATTGCTATTATCGAAACAACCGCAAATGGTTATAACGAATATAAGGACTTGTGGGATGCTGATAATAACTGGGAAAATCTTTTCTTTGAATGGTGGGAAACTCCTGAATACAAGATTAACCCAAGCAGAGCTAAGAGAGATTTTGTAGAAAAAGTAAAAACTTCTGTACCCAGCGAAGATGTTCAATCGGAAATGTGGTGTCTTAATAGGTGTAAATGGCTTAAAAAAGAAAAAGGACTTACATGGAGTCAACTATACTGGTATTACAACAAGTGGAAAGACAAGGGAGAGTTGGTACAACAAGAATATCCTTGCACTCCAGAGGAAGCCTTTTTGGCATCTGGGAGAAACTACTTTTCAGTTGAAAATATTACAAGGCAACTGTCTATAGAACGGAAGATGCAAAAAGAACTTCCAGTTATTAGGGGAGATTTTGAATACGAGTACGAAACAGATCCTAATACCATGGATAAGATTATTGATAATTCAAGTATAAGGTTTATCGAAAATGTAAATGGTAGCACTCACATATATATTGAGCCTGCCGATGGAAAACCTTATGGTATCGGGGCTGATACCGCTGGGGATGGTAGCGATAGGAATATTGCTCAAGTAATTGATAATACTGGCGAGCAACAAGCCGTACTAAAGATAGAAAAAGACGAAGATTTGTTTGCAGAGCAGATGTATTGTTTAGGTCATATGTATAACTGGGCTTTAACTGCTGTTGAGGTAAACTATTCTACTCACCCTGTTAAGATTTTGGTTGAAAGAGGTTACCCTAATGTTTATATTAGGGAGCAAGCTCCAGATGCTTTTTCAGGTAGTTTATATAATAAGTATGGTTTTAATACCAATCGAGGCAATAGAAATTCCATACTAGGCGAGCTTAGGACTTTGGTTAGGGAAAATATCGAGAAGGTACACGATATTACAACCTTAAAAGAAATGCTTACCTTTATAACGAACGAGAAGGGAAAACCAGAGGCGGAGGAAGGAAAACACGATGATACAGTAATGTCTTATGCCATAGCACTTGTTTTAAAGGACAAGTTAACCCTTAGGGTGGAAAAAGATATAAAAGAGCTTAAAGGCTTTAATACACGCTCAGAACTTGAAGATATGGGCTATTCAGATTACGAAATAAGAAAGTATTTGGAAGCTCAAAGAATTTATGATTAGGTGGTGAAATGATGGAAGTATTTTTAATAGCATTTTCTTATGTAATAGTTTTTATCTTTGGTATTTTGCTCGGTGTTTTTGCCGTTGCTAATCCAATCGTTAAAAAGGTTAGGGAATTAGAATTGCCAAACATAGACGAAAAGGATTATTTGACCGATGATGGAAAGTATTTCACAAGCAGGAGAAAGGTTAAGGGTGATGATGAATGATTGATGAAGAGAAATTAAAAGAGAATTTTATACAAGCTAGAGAAGATTTAATGACAGAAGAAGAAATAAAAAGGGTGGATTACTACCTTTTGCGACATCAAGATGGAATGGCTGATTTACAAGAAGCTTTAGACGAGTGGGAAGAAATTGCCGAAATGTATGAGAGCGAAAGAGAATCTACCTACGAACATGATATCAATGCTTTTGTCAATATAATGCTACCTAACATCGAAGGACAGGTATCATCTCTTATAAGCTCAAATATATCTGCTACCTGTAAGGGGAAGGGAATATCAGATCAGAAGTTTGCCTCTACAGCAGATCCTATTATTTCTTTAATAATGAAAGAGAGCAAAATTAAAGAAAGAGTTAAAAGAAGCTCGAGAAGATATATAACTTTTGGTGAGTGTTATGTTATGCCTTATTGGGATGACGAAGCTTTCGATAATTTTGGTATTGCTAAATTAAAAACTCCACAGATTGGGACTGTTGTAGTAGATGGCAACGTTAAAGACATGGAAGATGTTCAAGAAGCCGAATATATTATCAGAGAGATTGGATCTAAGCCCATAAGTTGGGCTAGACGAAAATTTGGAGATGAAGTTGCAGATGCAATAACCCTAGGAAACCAGGTTGCTAAATTCGAAGATACAAATACAACAGATGATGACAAGGCTTTTACAATGATTGAGGTTTGGACTAGAGATAACGAAAACGAAGTGCTAGAAAGAATACAAATGTCTCTTTGCGGTATCCTGCTAGATGTCAAGCCTAAAGGAGAGAGAATGTCTCCGACAGAGCCTTTCTTCAAATATGTTCACAATAAATATCCTTTTTTCTTTGCTGGGCTTTATCCTAGAGAGGGAGAATTTCACAGGTTTGGCGATGGGAAACTACTTAAACCTATTCAGGAATTAATTAATAAACTCTACGATGAAATAATATTGGCTATTAAATTTTCATCTCAAGGGAGAACTTTTGCAGATCCACAAGCTAAAGTGAATCCAGATGAATTTGCAGAAGCAGATCCTTCCAAGTTGATACTCGGCAAGAATCCTAACAACTTTATCAAAACAGTTCAGGGTACTGGAATAAACGAAGTTGTATTTAACCTACTAGCACAGCTGTTTCAGAAAGTTCAAGAAGCTACAAGGTTTTCGGCTTTAATGACTGGTAATGAAACTGGAGAGCAAATGACTGCTACTCAAGCTGGAATTCAAATGCAACAAGGTAATACTGGTATCGATGATAAGAGAAGCGATTTATCTAACATGTTTGGAGAAGCATTAACTTATTGCTTAGGGTTATGTATGGAATTTTGGGATACTGGTAAGGCTGTAAGAATTGCTGATACAGACCAATTCCAATGGGTAGAAGCTAAGAAGTTAAGGAACGTACCAGAACTAATACCTGCCGATACAGAGTTTAAGGAAAACTGGAAGAGTAAAAATCCTAAAGCTCCTAAAGATAAAATGCCTAAGTGGATGACTTATAGTGTTAAAAACGGAGAGGATAAAAAACTTGCAACCAAACAGGTTGATTTAGATATAGAAATATCACTAGGCGAGGGACTGCCTTCTAATAAGATGGCACTTTACAACATTGTATTATCTCTTGCTATGATACAGATGCCTGATGAAAGAACAGGACAAGTTAAGTCGCTTATATCTTACGAAAAAACAAGACAGTTGATCGAGGAGATACTAGGACTTCAGTTATCAGATGATGAGGTTAAGGGTATGGTTGATAAGGCTAAGCAAATGCAAAAACCACAAGCTCCGCAAGGAATGGTTAACACAAACCAATCCCCTAACGTACCTGGGGCTACACAAAACGGCAACATGAGACCAAACATAGGGGGTAATAATAGTGTTGTTTAAAAAGAACGAATACAATATAAAAGAAGAAGAAAAGAAAAGAAGGATAATACTAGACAAAGAACTTAGAGAACCCGATAAAAACAATTTAAGGCTCTTAAAGACAATAGAGGGTATAAACCCTAAGTATGCAGAGCATATTCTAAATAGCAACAAGTTATTAATGGAATTTGCCAAACATATGGGGGGAGGAATACAACTCTTAGATCAACCAGTTTGTAGGTCTTGCGAATCCCCAGCATCTTGGGATTTACCAGACTCGAAAGGAAACGAAAGAGGATATTGCTTTAACTGTAATGTTCACACAATCAATCCTATAACTGTTAGAGAGTATCTTTTGCAAGAAGTTGCAAAACTTCCTAAAGAACATATAAAAGCTCTAATAACAATGGCAGAAAAACAAAACGAAGGAGAGGTAATTAAAGATGTTGGAAAAGATTAAGCCTATGCTAAAACAGATTAAAGGCATGAAGGGAATTCAACTTAAAGAAAAAGACATAATGGAAATAATAGAAGAGCAATACCACAAGGGTATAATTGAGGAAAAAGAGCTAGACGACATAAATGTACTGGCTAACAAAATAAATTGGAAGGTTAGAGTAAAAGAATATGAAGCTAGCAAAAAAGATTATTATCTTTTACACTCTACAACTTATAACGGCAAAAAATATAATTTCAATGACTCTAACGGCTTCGTAACCTTAAACAGAATGGGACTTCCATCTAATTTTTACGGTGGTAATGTTTATAAGGTTGCAAAGTGTGATATGACAGAAGAGCATAATGTTTTCTTGCTGATAGAATTTGGCAACAGAGTCTTTGATATTATTAAGTTTTACAGGAATCCTCTTAAAGAAATCGTTTTTAAAGAGGAGAACAAAAAAGAAATAACAGAAGCACTCATAGATAAACACCATAAAGGCGGTGGCTATTACGAGTATCAAGGAGAAACAAAAAGAGGTAAAGAATCCTTTATACGGTTTTTAATAGAAACAGGAGACTTTAAGAAAGGTGGTGAGCTAAATGCCTAAATTCGTTAGTGGTGATGATGTTTATGTAGGTGGTGTTAAACTGTATAATTCAGGTGAGTCTTATTCTTCAGCTGAAATAGATGCAAAAATACCTGCTAAACCAGTACCGACTGGTGCTTCGTTGGATGCTACTAAAACAATAGTAACAATATCCTTCGATAAACCAATTTTCAGAAACGAATTAGTAGATGCTGATTT